CTGGCGCCGGGCTGGTTCGCCATGTGCTCCAGGACGGGTAGATACGCCTGGAGTGCCTGCATGTCCTGGTCCTGCTGGACCGGGAGACCCAGGGCCTCCGGCCCGGCGCCTGCCCCTGCGGCGGCGCCGTCCGTGACGGGCACGCCCGGTTGCTGCGTGGGCTCGCCAAGACCCGGACCCGACGGGAGTGACAGGCCGGCCAGAAGGCCGGGGGCGACCTGGTCGCCGCCGGAAGAGGCGCCCATCGGGGCGCCCTGCTGTGTCTGCTGGAGCTGCGTGGCGTCGCCGTAGGCGCCGCCCGTGGGGACCCGGACCGGCTGTCCGGGTCCGGAATCTGTACGTTGCGACAAAGCCCCCGGCCCGGAGACCGGGGCGGGGGAGCTGGGGGTCCGCATGCCCCCGTGGCCGTTGGCCATTCACTCCTCCTGGGAACCATTTTCACTTTACGGGCATCCGCAAAGTGATCAGTGGGCCGCGTTCTTGTCGTTGCCGCCGGTGGGCGCCGGGATGGGCGCCTCGAAGGCGTTCCAGCGGCCCTGGATGTTGTCCACCGACGCGGAGCGCGGGTTGGTCATGGCCTCGGACTCCATGGGCATCTGGGTGTGCGGGCCGATCATGTCGCCCTTCAGGCTCGCCATGGGCTTGCTGGTGCCCTCGTGGAACGGGTCGCCAGGGAAGCCGGTGTCCGTCATCTCGATCACTTCCTGTTCTTCGGGTCGCTGTGGGTCTCGCAGAACTTCACGCGCTTGTCGTCGCTGCGTCGCGGCTCGGTGCAGCCATCCGCGATGCACTCGCTCTCGCGGGTGTGCTCCCGCGTGTCCTCGCTGATCGCGCCCTCTTCGGGGTGCCCCGAAGGGGCCTCGGCGCAGCCGAGCCAGTGCCCGTCTCTGCGACCGCACTTCTTGCACTCGCTCATGCCGGGACACTCCGTTTCACCGAGGCGCTGAGGTTGGGGTTGCCGCCTCCGGTGAGGCCGGCCAACATCGTCATGAGGTCCGGTTTACCGCCGGGACCCATCCCGGCCTGGCCGGGGGCGACGCCCATCGGGGCGCCGGTCGTTGGGTTCTGCCCCTGAAGCGCCCCGGGAAGGCCCTCACCACCCGGGGCGCCTTGGCCTCCGGGCGCAAGGGGAGGCGCCGGAGGAGCTTCGAAGGTCTGAAGGATGGCGTCCGCCATCGGGATGCCCTTCTCGCGAAGGGCGACGATCCGGGCCGCGTTGCGCAGTGTCTGCGTCGGGTCCATGCCCTGCTGGGCCATGATCCCGACGGAACTGAGCATGGCGAAGACGCCCTGCTTCAGGGCGTCCGTGACCTGTTCGTTATCGATCTGTGCCTGAAGCGCGGTGACGTCGATGTCCATCGGCAGCTGCCGCTGCACGAAGTCACGGGAGACCAACTGGTCTCCGCGGAGCTGGAGCAGGAAGACCAGCGCCTGATTGGGGTTCATCCCCGAGGCAAAGCCGTACGTGACGGAGACGCGGTGGTCACCGCGGATGTCCCGGCCGGGGATGTAGGACTCCTGGAACGGCGTCCCGTTGATGACGCCCGAGACCGTCTTGGTGGCCGACGGCCAGAACTTCTCGTCCATCTCGAAGCACAGCTGGAGCGCCTGCTCCAGCGCATGGCCGATCACGGCCTGACCGGTGGCTATCTGGATGTCGTAGCCACCATTGAGGGCGTTCACGCCCTGTCCGGTGATGATGGACGCCTGTACATCGCCAGTGGCACTGGCGGGTGTACGCGTGCCGGCGCGCACTTCCTCGGCCAGCACCTGGCCTTCCTGGAAGGCCACGACCGGCACATCCTGGCCGACGCGCCGGATCTTCTCCGGACTGTTCGTTCGGATGATGGCGTTGTCGCCGAAGGAGATCTTCTGCACGTCGGTCGGGAGCGCCAGGGGCGCTCTCACGGCTTGCTGCGTGGCCTCCAGGGCCAGCATCTCCATCCTGGCCCTGGCCAGGTGGGGATAGATCACGTCATCGAACTGCCCGCGGTCCTGCTCGTCGTACGACGGCTTGACCGCCACGGCGACCGGGCACTTGCCCAGGCGGTTCTCCATCTGAAGCAGAACGTGGTTCTGCCGTTCCGGCAGGTAGAGCACCGACGCGTCGGCATCGACGTACTTCACGACCTCCAGCAGTGCATCGTCGGAGGTCGTGCGCTGGCCCGACCAGTTGCGCAGATAGATCTTGTCGGCGGCGTCGGGGAACTTCGCCGCCAGCTCGTGGGCCTTCTCCCGGTACACCTTCGCGTACGAGATGACCCGGCCCCACATGTCGAACTGGGGGTAGCTGCACTTCGGGTTGTCGAAGCGGATCTTCGGCTTGCCGTCCTTGAAGTCCGGCTCCACGACCATCGGCAGCGAGCCGTAGGTCAGGTACCAGTCGCAGCCCTGCGGCATCTTCGGTTTGAGGGCCGAGTCGATGATGAAGGAGTACGCGACCTTGGTCTTCTTGGCGATGAACTTCTTCGCCCGCTCCGAGGTCGTGACGCCGGTGGCGCAGTTGATGCTGGGCAGTGGCGCCAGGTTCTCCGCGAGCTGCCTCGCGGCGGTGTCGATCGCGTTGGCCACGATCGGCTTCGGCCATGCGTCCGGCAAGCTGCCGGGCTGCACCTTCTGGATGTTGTTGGCCCGGACGTCGTAGACGGTCTGGTGCCGGGCATCACGCTCCGAGTGCGCAGCGCGCAGCGCCTGCACTCGCCTGACGACCGTCGGCATGTCTGCCATTCGGCACCTCCCTACGCCCTGTTATACCCGATGACTAGCGAAAAAGTGCTAGCACGCCGCTAGTCCCGAAGCCTCGCGGCCAACAGGTCGGCGACCTTCGCCGCCAAGGCGTCGAGATCCACGCCGCCGACGGCGAGGTTCGAGACCCTGCCGGACAGGGCGGACAAGCCAGAGCCGTTCGCGCGGCTCTGTGCCAGCGCCTGCGCGCTGTCCGCCTCGGCGCTCACCAGCGCCTGGTGCATGTCGTGCTTGTCGCCGGCCGTAGTGTTCCTGAACGCCCACACCCGCAGGGCGATGGCGTCGATCTCCGCATTGGTCAGTGCCACGTCGGTCTCCTCCGTGATGAACGCAGGCCACGTGCCCGGGTCCTGATGATCGTTCTCGGGCACCTGCGAATGCCCGTACCAGCCGCCCTGCTTCTCCCACACGCTCTCCGAGCGGCGGGAGTCGAACGTGGTCGGCCGACCCATCGGCCAGACATCCGGCACGCCCCAGGACTTGATCCAGGCGTGCAGCTCGGGCCAGCCCTTGCAGGGCGTGTCCGTCAGGTGCTCGTACGCCGTGCCGGCGACGACGCACCACGGGAAGAACAGCGCTTCCACCTGGACGACGACCCTCCCGGCCCTGTTGGTCCGGGTCCCACCGGTGGCGTCAGCCACCGATTTGGATCGCGAGGTCGCGGGGTAATACTGCGCGAAGCGCCCCGTGAACGGGTCCCAGAGGATGTGCGGCGCGACCGCGGCGCCACCGGCAGAGAAATAGCTGCGCAGGCTCTCGAAGGGCACGAGAGCCTGCGGGTTGGCCTTCGTGGCGTTCTTGTCCCACGTGATGTGGGCAATCGCCTTCGGCGGATACGCCGTGTCGCACGGCGCAGCGTCGGATAGTGGCAGGCGCTGCGCGCCCGGAAGCCAAAGATCGGCGGCCATCAGGCGCCGTCATCCATGATGGTCGCGAGATCGCGCATCCACTTCACGGTCCGACCTCCACGGGCCGGGTGATGACACTCGGAGATGTTGGCGTGCTCGCGGAGCATCTTCGCACTTGGCGGCGCCGGGGCCAGCACGTAGCCAGCGCGGAGCAATATCCGATTCAGAACCTTCATGTCATCCCCTCAGTTGAACCCGGAGAAGCCGTCCAGGCTTCCGTCCCAGGTTGATACCTCGCCCGCCTGGAGGGCCATCTCGATGTCCACGACGAACTGGGACTCGCGGTCCCGCTCGGACATGAACTCGTTGTCGCCGTTGTGGCCGCCGCCGGCGCCCTCCATCACGAGATCCCGCATGCGGATCTCCACGAACCAGGCGGCCATGACGGTGTCCGTCAAACCCTTGGTGTCCGGGAACCAGGCACACAGCTGCTCCACGAAGTTCCGCACCGACTCGGACTGCGTCATCGACGGCAGCCGTATCAGGTTGCGCCCTTCGTGCCACCCCTCGAAGAGGGTGGCCATCGAGGCGACTCCGAAGTCGGAGTCCCACTTGTTGCTGTTCGTGTGGTGCGGGCTGATCAGACAGCCCCGCGAGTGCAGCATGTTCCTGATCAGCGCGTCCTGGATGATGCTCTGCTGGTACGCGTTCTTCTCGACGCGCCACTCACTGATCTTGTAGCGGTCGGTCAACCGCTCCATCTCGGAGCGCATCTCGTGCGGCGGCATGGCCCGCCGGTTCACGACCTCCAGAACCCAGCGCTCGCCGGTCTGGCGGTCAAGCCCCCAGACCTGGATGGCGGTATACCCGGCAGCAGCCGGGTCCAGGCCGGCGATGACGGTCAGACCCTCCATGCCGTGCTTGCGATGGCCGGACTGACCGGCCATCAGGCGACCC